ACAAGCTAGAGACTTATTTGGCATAAGACGTGTTGGTGATAGTGAACCTATACTAGCAGAACCCATTCGTGCTAGTGGTGGTGAAACACAAGATTACAAACTATACAGAACAGCAGACCAAAGTGTAGTTTATACATTCCAAGCTACATCAGTTGAAGAAGCAAGAGAAAAAGCCCAAGCTTGGTTATTGGATCAGGGTATTGATAGACGAGGGTATGGTCTATCACGTATGGATCAACCTGCACCCGCACCAGGTAGCACAACCGACATACAACAGCAACGAGCAATACCCGGCACATTTACCGGCGCTTGGAAAGTAATGGCTGATGGTCGTGAAGTACATCGTTTTAGTGGCATAGGCAATGTGCAACGTGATGCTAATCGTGTAGCTATTCAATGGCTAAGAGACAATGGGTATGACCAAGGTACAGACATTGAAGTATTACCCATAATGAGCTAATATGAGAGCAACAGAGTTTATTACCGAACAAGAAAATCCCAAAGTAGATTTAACACCTAACTATCCTAACTATCAAGTGTTAGTGGGTGAGTTCGTTGGTGTAAAGAAAAATAGATTACTGTTTAAAATACTTTCAGCAGAACTAAAGCCTGGTCAAGGTTCTACTGAGAAAATATTTAGAGCGATGACTACTAACACGCCAATCGGCATTGAAGTAGGCAAAGTAAAGAATCGTAAAGTTGTAGAAGATTTAAGTCGTAGAGGCTTCTTAGGTGGATTAGGTGCTGCCGCATTAGGTGTTACTGATGTAGCACAAGCTAAACTTACACAACCTACACCGCAGAAATCAGAACCAATCAATCTGTTAAGTAATCATCCACAGCACGAAGCACTATTACAACGTGCGGCTAAGGCTGCGGGAATAAAAGGCATTGAACTGGCACAGTTTATGGCACAGACTAACCACGAATCGTGGGACTTTAGTAGATTAAAAGAAAAAGGTATGGGCAAAGGATACTTTGCTAAGAAGTATGATCCTAAACATAGTCCAAAAACAGCTAAGATATTAGGTAATAAAAATGTAGGTGATGGAGAAAAGTATCACGGTAGAGGGTTCATTCAGTTGACCGGTCGTGATAACTATCGTATGGCACAGACTGCATTGAATATACCTTTACTGCAACAACCTGAGTTAGCAGAACGTCCTGATATTGCGGCAAAGATTGCTATATGGTATTGGCAGACACGTGTTAAGCCACATATAAATAACTTCAACGATACGAAAGCCGTAACACAAAAAATCAATCCTGCAATGCGTGGATTACAAGATAGGCACGCAAAGTTTATGGACTACAAAAATATATTATTATGAAAACACTATTAACAATCCTATTACTGGCAATATCTACTGTTGCAGTTGCACAAAAACAAAAGCCAATGAACATCTATGATTTCCCAATCACAAGAGTTATTGATGGTGACACTGTAGCATTTCAAGCAAACTTTTTACCTCCACCATTAAAACAAGAACTAAGTATTCGTGTGTTTGGTGTTGATACACCTGAAAAAGGTCATAGAGCGCAATGTCCAAGTGAAGACCAACGTGGTCAGGCTGCTACTGCATTTACAAAGAATGCTATCAGTAAAGCACAGAAGCGTCAAGTAGCTATCGCTGATTGGGATAAGTATGGTGGACGAGTATTAGGTGACATTTTATTAGACGGACAAAGTTTGCGTATGATGTTAATACAGAATGGTTTTGCACGTGAATATTACGGAGAAGCTAAGACTTCTTGGTGTAACTAATATAAATACTATTATGAGATCAACAGATTTAGACGAATCCGCAGCCAAAGAATTAGCTAGAAAACTTCCTAGCTTAGAGAAGCACGACTACAATACCATTGATAAATTGATGCAAAGAATTGCTAGCAAACATAGTATCACTGGTAAAGCACTACATGACTTGTTTGTAAAGAAATTCCACCGTAGTCCAGATAGTTGGATTAAAAATAAACTAGATGAGGGCGGTGATAATGACTTACAACAAGAAGTTGATAAGTTTTGTGACTGGGCATGTAAACGATTACATTTAAAAAATAAGCCACATATTGAACTTAGTATGGATACTGAAGAAGCACAGAATAATCATCATACCGGTGGACATAAAATGGGTGATGATAAGATTTGGGTATATGCTAAAAATCGTAACCTAGTAGATATACTACGTACAGTATTCCATGAGTTAGTTCACGTTCGTCAAGGTGAACTAGATATGATTGATCCAGGTGATAGTTATCCTGGTAGCCCAATTGAAGCAATGGCAGATATGCTTGCGGGTAAGTACATCAAAATATACGGCGAAGCTAACCATCATATCTTTCAATAACTATTAATCTATGCTACAATGCATAGATGATTAAGTTAACTGTTCCCTTACCCAAACGAATCACAGTTGCCTGTAGCGGTGGTGTAGATAGTATGGCTGTTGTTGACTTTCTAAGTCGCAAGCACGATATTGCTATTGCACATTTTAATCACGGTACACAACATGGTGAACGTGCATTTAAGTTTGTTGCCGACTACTGTGCCGATAACAATATAGTTATGTTTGTAGGCTTTTGCCGCACAGAAAAAAATACAAAAGAATCACAAGAAGAATACTGGCGTAGAGAACGATATGATTTCTTTAAAGATTTAGGACCAATCATTACTTGTCATCATTTAGATGATTGTGTTGAAACATATATTTGGTCAGCGTTACATGGTACACCCAAAGTCATTCCATTAACACGCAACAACGTACTCAGACCATTCTTAACTACCCGAAAGCAAGAGTTTATCTATTGGTGCGAAAGTCACAATGTGCCTTGGATTGAAGATGAATCAAACAAAAACTCACGCTATACCCGAAACTATATTCGTAATGAACTAATGCCTCATGCATTACATGTTAACCCAGGTCTACATACTTTGGTCAAGAAGATTGTAGAAAATAAGCAAAATACTTGACTTCTCTACGCAAGCCAAGTATACTAACTAGATATTTAAGGAGAACCTATGTCAGACTATAACAGAACCTTTAACGGTGAAGCAAAGATTAAACTAACTCAACTGGTCAATGAGGGCATGACAGTCCTACATGAGATTGACACATTGAATGGTGGATTAACCGACACTATTAAAGCAGTAGCAGAAGAACTTGAAATCAAGGCTTCTACATTGAAGAAGGCAATTAAGATTGCACACAAAGCAAGTCTCGGTCAGACTAACAAAGACCACGATGAACTCAATACTATCTTGGAAACTGTGGGCAAAACACTTTGAGTTACGTTGACGCAATACATTCCCGTGACGAAGACCGTATCTACGTTGTAGAGAGGGATAATAACGGCAAGCGTCAATACAAAGAGTATCCCACTAACTATGTATTGTATTATCCCGATCACAAAGGTAAACATCGTAGTATCTATGGCGATCCAGTCAGTCGTTTCAGTACACGCAAGCGACAAGAGTTTGAAAAAGAAAGACGCATCCATTCAGGTAAGAAACTATTTGAAAGTGATGTTAATGTAGTCTTTCGTTGTCTCAGTGAAAACTATTTAAAAGTTGATGCACCTAAACTTCATACTTGCTTTTTTGACATTGAGGTGGACTTTGATCCTGAAAAGGGTTTTAGTCCTACAAGTGATCCATTCAATCCTGTAACTGCTATCAGTTGTTACCTAGATTGGCTAGACCAATGTATTACATTAGTGATTGCTCCTAAACATATGAGCAGTGAAACAGCCCAAGAAATCACTAATGAGTTTGAGAATACAATGTTATTCAAAACTGAAAAAGAAATGTTTGATGTTTTCTTTCAACTCATTGAAGATGCTGATGTATTAACTGGCTGGAACTCAGAGGGATATGATATTCCCTATATGGTCAATCGTGTTACTAGAGTGATGAGTAAAGATGACACACGCAAGTTTTGCTTGATGGGTCAATTACCTAAAGCTAGAGAATACGAACGATTCGGTAAGAGTGAAACAACTTATGACTTAGTAGGTCGTATTCACTTGGACTATTTACAACTCTACAAGAAGTATAACTATGAGTCACGCCATAGTTACAAACTTGACAGTATCGGTGAGATGGAAGTCGGTGAGAACAAAACACAATATGAAGGTACTCTTGACCAGTTGTATAACAAAGACTTTAAAAAGTTCATTGAATACAATAGACAAGATACAATGTTGTTGGTGAAGATTCACAACAAACTTAAGTTTTTAGAACTAGCTAATCAACTTGCACATGAGAATACAGTACTGCTTCCAACAGTAATGGGTTCTGTGGCAATGATTGAGATGGCTATTTTTAATGAGGCTCACGAACGTGGGCTAGTTGTTCCAGATAAAAAACGAAAGGTTGAAAATGAAGAAGAAGTCCAGCAGGCAGCAGGTGCCTTTGTTGCTACGCCCAAGAAGGGAATGCATGAGTGGGTCGGAGCAGTTGACATTAACTCACTCTATCCCTCGGTTATTCGTGCCCTCAACATGGCAGGAGAAACCATCGTTGCTCAAGTCAGACAGACACTCACAGACCAATACATGAGTGACAAAGGTAATCGTTTAGCAAGTGAAAAGAAACGTCATAAAGACGGTGATGATGCTGTTACTGGTTCTATTCTCTGGGAGAATCTATTCGGTGCATTAGAATATACCGCAATCATGAACCAAGAGCGTGGTACTATTCTAACTGTTG